CAAGCTTTGCAGGGCCATTGGAATATACTGGAATCTGCTTGTTCTTAGCTTGCTCTATGGTAACCCATGCAGTCCTGCCATATTTGTCAATCACCTGTACCTTACTCTGGTCAGAATTATACCTATAACGAGAATCCACAAAGAAATTGATAGTAGTCTTCAAAGGCTCCTTAAGTGCTGCATTTGCATCCTTTGCACTCTTGCCATCTGAAGGGTCTGCCTGAATCATAAAGCTGATTCTTGTCTGGGTATAAGGCTTGCCATCCTTATCTGTCTTCTGACTCACATAAGTTGGATCATTCTGCATCTCCCTACCATAGAACTTACTAAGTTCTTCCTTGGTAGGATTTACACCAAGTACTCTGAATGAACCAACACCAATGTACATCTTAAAACCACTGCCAGCTTCTGCAGAGGCTTTTGCTTTACCTATTGCCATAATCTCTAATAATTTTTAATTGTTGTTATATGATTAAAGGGGAGTAGGACTATCCTACCCCCTTGATTATTCTTATTCCCAGCCTGGGAATGATTCCTCTGAAATAGGAGCATTAGCAAACTCCTCTTCATTCTGGGCTATATATTCTGCAGTCTCCTCTGCTTGAGAAAGAGGCTCTTCTGTACCAAGAACCTTAACCTCATCTGTAGGAGGAACAACAGTCTCAGGATATCTCATATCATATCTCCACTGGATAATCTCTTTACCAGTCTTAGGGTCAAGCTTTCCAGTCTTGACTGCAGTTCTTACAACCAAATCTTCAGTAGTGTAGCCACCTGTCATAGCCTTAATAGGGCCTTGGAAGGCATCAATCATAGGCTGAAGTGCTACAATCTCAGCATCAAGTTCATGCTTCTTAGCCAGCAGTCTTTCTTTCTTAGTTACAAATGTTGCTACATTCTGGGCAGTTCTCTTAATAGCTGCAATCTGGATTTTCGTAAATTTCTTTTCCATTTTCTTAATCGTTTAAAGTTAATATTTATTGATGGTGGAATTATTCTCCGTAATACTCATTCATTCTGTCAAGTACCAGCTGAAGTGAGTTGTCAATGAAATCTTCTGTAAACATTTCATCAGGACTCTTTGCTGGAATCTCAAGGCCATTGACCTTCATAGGATGAGTCCAGAAGCCAAACTGAGGCTTTCCCTTCTCATCATACTTAGGCTGGGCAAATAAGGTAATAGACACAGACTCAATAGGATTATACATCTTATCCAACAGCTTACCTACTGTTGAAGCTTTATAGCCTATTACACTGCCTTCTGCTTCTACTGCTTCAGTATGTAGGAGCATGAACACTGTGATGTCTTTTCTCAAGCTATTTCCCTCTGCAATAATCCTTCTGAAATGATCTGCAAGCTCATTATACTTGTCATATCCCTTCTCCTTGGACCTGTCAAAGAACTCTGTACGCATAACATAGATTGCGTCATCAATGACAATGTTGTGGATATTGGGAAAGTTCTTACTAATTGACTGCATCATGGAGATAATATTATCCCAACTAGCAGACTGAATAAGGTTCTTCTTTTCCCTTGTATAGTTTACACGGGAACCTTTGAAAGGTAAATCTTTGCCAAGTACATTGATGATTACTGTCTCTTCTGGCTTCAGTGTCTTTATACTAGTGGACTTACCACTACCACTGGCTCCAAGCACAATTACTAAATTACTCATGTTCTATAATTTAAAATTTAAATGGTGTTTAACTATCTTTGATATAGGCAGCAACATGCTGCTTTTGTTGGTGGTGGTGGGGTTTTGTTGGTTTTTAAGGCTTTTGCAGTAAGCGTATACTTTATCCATAGCAGCTTTGTCATCAGACTTAGGAAGCTCCTTAAAGTCACACACTGCACCATCAAACCATAGTGGCAGAATGCCCCCCATCTCACCATCTCTGTTTACAAGCACTTCAAGGAATCTAAGATGGTCCTTAAGTATAGTCACATCATATCCAAGATATTCTGTAATACCAAACCTGAAAGGTGAAAACAAACCAAGAACTACATTCGCATCTCTTGACGTGTATTTTGAATCACCCATGCCCACAGCAGAAGGCCTTACTCTTCCAAGCTTGAATGACTCATTGCCTTCTGATTCAAAAGCCTGCTGCTGAATAATTATAGGAGAATAGTGATATCTATTCCTAAGATACTTAGCACAGTACTCTGAAAGCTTGTCTATGCTCTCCTTGAGCTTCATACCTCTCTCAGTATCAATAAGATTGATTGTGTCTATGATGATCATCCTATACTCATTTGGATTATCCTGTTCATAGCTCTCAAATGCTTCGACATCCTGAGGTTCTCCAAACTCATCCTTAATTCTAATAGTCTTCTTCTTCACAGTTCCATGCTCTTCAGCATACTGTTTGCAGAATTTATAAATACCTGTAGGATTAGGGGCCTCTGTAGGGAATATCACATGCTCCTCAAAATACTGCATCAAATCTTGAATGTCAAACTCTTTCAATCTGTCTAGGACTTCCTCATCCACAGCTTCGGTAGTAGACCTTAATTCCTTAGGACTGATTCTTATTTTCCCCTTACTTTTCTGGAATAAAAGCCAAGACATGAATCTCTGCATGATTCTCTCTTTTGTCTCCTCAAGAGGAAAATAGATAATCTTGAAATCTACCTGTTCCTTAGCAAAATAAGCATACATGATAGTATGATAAATGAAAGTAAATGAGGTGAACATGGATTTTGAGCCCTTTGTGAAGCTTGTAATCACATAGTAGGTACTCTGCTCTATACCACAGAAGTCATTTCTGAACCTCTTAAATGGAGATGGTATGCAGTTTATGCCGCCATTAGCAACATTCTGCCTTCTCTCCTCAAGCTCAGCTATAGTCTTATTATACAATTCTCCCATAACACATATATCTATTTAAGTTCTATACCCCAATCAGTAAGATTGTTCACATGCTCATCTTCCTTATCCTCAAGCCAACTTGCAAGCTGAGATTGTTTTTCAACTTCTCCTACCATTCTTCCTTCTATTAACTCAGCCCCTGTTACCTTGTTCTTCCAGATAAAGTACTTTAAAAGCTGCATATAGGTATAGTTACCATTGAAAGAGGCTACATACCTCTTAGTAGCATCAATTATTTCCTCATCTGAATAATTGCCATACTTGAGTACAAATTTCTTGAGCCTATCAACGATGCAAGGTACAGAATCTCTCCAAGTGTATGCATAACCAGGTTTCTTTCCTGCGGGATAAAGCTCCCTAAGTTTCTCTGCGAGAGCTGTAAACCTGTCTTTAGGCTCCTCTTTGGTATCTCCTTCAGCCATTATAGTTTCTACAAGGAACTTTCCCTCATCTGACGAATCTACATAAGTAGGGAATGGCTCTTTACTGCTATAAGACTGACTGAACCTCAGAAAACCCTGCTGTCTGGCTTTCTCAAATGTGTTTACCGTAATCTTAGAGCCTGCATACAAGGAGATGAGATAGAGTATAAGGTCTACATCCCTACCATACTTTTCACAGGCATCCGTGTCAAAAACTATTTTCATGCTTTAGTTAAATTAAGTGGTGTGACATTTATACGTTTGATATATTTCTCATCAATGTTATTCAGAGCCTTTTCAAGATACTTTTCATCTTGGGTATTAGCATAGTAGAGGATATAAGTTACAGGATCCTCAGCACGAAGACTTCGCCCAAACTTCTGTATAAAAAGCCTTTCTTTGCCATCAAGCTGTACTATAACCCCAGCCTCAATGTCAGTAAGATTAAGCCCTTCAGTAGCCATTCCTACAGCATACAGAGAACTTGATTTCTTTGCATTGAACTTATCTATGACTTTCTGATTATCTCTCCTCCTGGAGCTTATGGCATTCTTAGAGCCTAAATCCTCAGCCTGAGATACACTTGCACAAAAGCATATAAATCTCTTCCTATCCTTAAGTTTCTCAAGGAGCATATTCACATAGGGAGTCTTGAGTTCCCCCAAGAATCTCTTCCTTATGCTTCCCAAGCTTACCCATTTGTTATGCTGAAAGGCATTATGGCTTCTCTGATACCTCTCCTTCCAATACTCCATCTCATTAGTGTAATAGACATATTTCTGCCTTTCAGTACACCTGATCAGGCAAGGCTGCTTTTTTCTGATATACTGATACCTGTCATTCCAATCAACTGTAGGAAGGTTGTCTCCTTCACCATACTTGATTGTCATATTTGGCTTAGAATCGTCTAATGTGAGCCTCATGATGATTACCTTAGGCTCAGGGAGAAAGTTGTTTGAGATGGCTGTCTTGAGGCTTACAGTGTTTACTGTGAATCTTCCGAATATATCCTCCAATGCTTCAAGCTTCTCATGGGAGAATGTAGCAGAGAGCAGATATACATACTCTGCCTGCATGGTTTCAAGGATTTCAAGCCTCTTAGGAGTACATGCATGATGTGCTTCATCCATGACAACTGCATCAAACTTCATTCCTACAAGCTTATGAAGAGATGCATAGCATTTTATTGAGATGTCAAATTTGGATTTGTCTAGGTTCCATTTCCTGAATTCGTCTTCCCAGTTTGAGATGTGTGACCTCTCAGCAACCAGTAAGAGAACCTCAGTCTTAGGCTTATTTTCTGAAAGGTGTGATAGAAGGTCTATTGCAACCTTACTCTTACCCATTCCAGTAGCCCACTTGAGTATGACTCTCTTCTCATTCTTGAGAGACTCATATTCTTTCTGCTGTAATGATGACTTATTCATTTCTAGTGAGTTAAAAAGTGGCAAGGAGCTTTAGCCCCTTACCACATCATTTGACTTTCCAACTTTAACATGCGATGTAACCAATGCAAATTTATGCAATAGATAGCAGAAAAACAACTATTTTATGCATATTTATTCATGTTTTAAAACATTTTTTGCATAAATATACATTTCACATGCAAAGTAAATTGTTTAAAGTGACAATCCTAAAACCCTCAGAACCCTCTTATAGAGGGGAAGTGAGGAAGATTTACCCTTACCATTCTTTCTATTCACGCTGATGTGCTTACCAGACAGAGTTACAAACAGGCAGTGTCCACTCTTGATGCTTGTATTTGCATACCAGTGAGCTGAACATGCAATAGGGGTTCTCTGAGTCTCCAAGGCAGTCTGCTTGAATGCCTTTGAGAGATTGGTAACATTCTCCCTTACATTGTTGATGAGGATGTCCTCATCTGCTGCTGTCCATTTAGCAGCCTTTGTTCTCTTTTTCATAAATCTGATTGTTATTAATATTAATAATGTGGAGCCTGAAAATGAAAATTCTGTACCCCAGTAAGGCAAAGCTTACCAGAGTACAGACATCAACAACAATCAGGTCTCCTTGAATTTACAAATGAAAAACTCCTGCTATTCTCACGAACAACAGGAGAAAACATACCATGAAAAAGTTTCTATTTGCGCATAGCAAATATAAACCTTACATATATTTGAAGCAAAAGTGTTAGTCTAATACATCCCCTACCTTGATTTCATTCATCTCTTTCTTAGTAAGGAATACAAACTTCTTATACTCATACTTTGAGAATGCCTTTGGATTCTTCACCAAGGCATATAGCTCATACTGATTCTTGAAGGGATTATATTCCCTCAGCTTTATTTCTACGATTTCCATAGAGTATCCTCCTTTATTCCTATGAAATATTCACACTTATAGCATCTCTGAGGCATTCTGCACATTCCCTTTGAAGCTGAATAGCAAAAAGGAAAGCCCTTCTCCTTAGGATGCCCACACCAAGAAGGATGTTCCTGCCTTCCTGATCTCAATGACACATACTTATTAGGCATATCTCAGTACTCATTATTATTCCTGAATAACCAGCTGCCTGCATAGACAGTAATAACTACCACAACTAACCACACCATATTATACTATCCTTCTAATGGTTCAATATTAATAGTTATCTTATATCTATAATGAGGACCATTCATCATATCATCAAGCAAATAACTATATATCTCCTCTCCAATAGCCTTACAAGCTTTTGGGTTAATCCCTTTGTCCTCTTCTTCGTACACACTGCAGGCAGCATCTTCTGGTGTGATTACAACTCCATTGTCTGCAAAAGTCAAAGTATATTCAATCTTTTCCATTTATGATTTTACCAATTAAATTAGCTATTATCAGTATTATCAGGAACTGAATCATTTTTTAATAAAGTATTACTATATCTCTATAATTATTCTTTCTTATATCTAATACTTTCACAACATTTTACTATCCATGTAGCAAGATAGGTAAATGCTTCGTCATTATCCCAGTCTGCCTGTATTCCAACATATTGACAAATCAGACCTGCTGCATGGATAGCTTCATGTATTAAATTCCAAGGTTGCATTGATTCATTATTATCAGCAAATCTTATAAGGACTCCTCCTTTATTGTTTTCATCAGCTGTCCTATAAGTTATGCCATAATAGCCATCCTGCTCTTTAAATTTATTTCCTTCAATATCACCAGTTGGGAATTTCTTGTTCAATTCATCTGATGTAGCATCATAGGTAATCCAAAGTTTTCTTGGATATATTACAGGGTCAAATTCATGTATCATATTATTCTCCTTACAACCTTTCTTTTAGTGATTTAAGCCAAGTCGCAGAATCCCACTGACCTGCTTGTTGTAGATATTTAATTGCAATACCAAGTTCCTCTTCATCCTTTTCACTCCAAGCAGGTTGCGATTTCTGTTTTACATAGGTTGTTGCCAAATTAGCCATTTCAGACATTACTTGTTTTTTATATGCTACACCATCTTCCTCAATCTTCTTCAGCTCTTTCTTCTCAGCGTCCCATTCATACCCAGCTTCATTTATCTTTGCAAAGAGAGTATCACGCTGTTCTTTGGTGGCTGGATTAGATTGATATATGTCATATAAACTATCTTCATCTATTTCAAGAATACCTTCGTTGCTATAATAGCAGTAACAATGTATATTGTAGCCATCCATACACTTGTCTTTGAATATACCAATGCCGCAATCTAATTCAAGTACATCGCCGTCCTTGGCGTCTGCAATAGTCCAAAGATGAAAAAACTTTTCATACTCATTATGTAGAAGCCACCCACCGTCTGTCTGATAACCAGTACTATCAACTCTTTCAATGTATCGAAGTGTTCCACAATGATTAACAATAAACTCACCCTCATGGAACTTTGTCTCAATATTATCAGATGTTGGCGTCTGCTTACCTTGCTTCTCTTTCACAAAAACAAGTAATTCTTCAAGCATGGCTATCCTTGCGCCTAACGACAATTTATCATTGGATGACACTGCTTTCTCTTTCTCTTGTGAGAACAATTCCTTTCTTCGTTTAATTTCTTTAATAAGTGTACTTTCTTCTTGCTTTTCAAGCCAATGTTTTCTTTCTACTCGCATACCTTCAGTATAGGCTTTTTCAGATGCTTCCTGAATTAAGACATTAGTATCTTTTTGCTTTTCAAGCCAAGGAAGCCATCTGTTGTGGAAATCCCAGTCTTCATCTGGATTCATATATCCGTTCTTAGAACGTAGAAACGAGATAATATTTTTCCTTATCCCCTCGCCCTCGCTCTCTTTGAGTTCGGGGAAAATATGTGCAAGGCTTTCTGTGATAGTGCCTTGTTCATACAATCTCTTAGCTTTTTTAAGAGCTTCTTTATATGTTTTTTCGTAATCCATAACTATTCCTCCTAACAATAATCTATATTCCAAATTTGGTCTTTTTTCTCTTGAGTGGTTTCTTGCACAAAGTCTATGTACTCCACTTTTATTTGGTCAGCATCTACATCCTCTTTAAGCAGCTTTCTTAGCTTTGCGGGAGAAAATACCTGCTTCCATCTTAGAGGGCAGAATACGGTATAGTTAGCCCCTTTCTCTGTCAAATCATCAAGCCTATAAGGGAATCCATAGCTTGAAACAAATCCTGATGTTTCCTGCTTGAACTTCTTTAGTTCATCTGGGTTACTTATGTTTATCTTTCTCATAGTCATTCCTCCTTATTTACTTTTTCCAAACACATACACAGCAGTCTTTACTTTCTTTAGTACACATTGAGCACTCATTAATAGTATTCTGCCTTATATCTTCCAGTGATATGTCTATGTTCATAGTCATTTTCCCATTGCTTTACGAAAGTCATCAATCATTTCACTCCGCAATATACCCATAAACATGTGTGGGTATGTTTCCAAAAAGTCGCAAGCCTTGTCTATCAACTTTTCTCTCATAGCTTCTGAACCTGCAAAATAAGCATGGTCTTCTGCTGTCTTTATTATTTCAATAGATTCTGCTTCACAAGCATCCCAACCTGCTATATAAGCTCTCTCAATATTGCTACCTCCTTCAAGGTATCTTTCGGTATTGAAAACAGCTCTTAATCTATATTCTCTTGCTTTTTCTTCTTTCTTGCTCATAGCTCATATTCTAATAATAACTCTTTAGTAAGTTCAATGTACCTTTCTTCCATTTTTTGAATGTCATACAATTTGCCTTGAAAACTATAGGTATCGCCTCTGCAAACGGACTTAGGTTTAGTATTAAACCAATAATCAAAATTTCTCCGAAGGAACAACCATTCCAAGTAGTGTTCATTCATAACACACCCTCCTTATGCTTTAGCTATTGAATCTTTATCTATTTCATTAGGGTCATATCCCACGTCAAAATACACTCCTTTTGTATCAAGAAGTTCAGCCAGTGCTTCTATACACTCATCCTTTATTGAACGGTCTTGTGTATCTACCTTTATCTGAATTGTAAATGTCATAATAATCCCTCCTTGTGTAGCTTTAGTATCATTTCTACGCAGGCATCAACTCCATTGTCATGCCATTCTGTAAACCTTTCTCTACAACGCACTCTATAATAGTGGTCATCTGAACTGTCTAATGTTGATGACGGTAAGGCATTAAGTAATGCAGCCAATGACCAACAAGGAATATCTGAATTTTCAACTTTAGTACCAATCCACATTTGATTTCTTGCGGCATACGGGTCTTTACTATAATACCATCCCATATCCGCACTCTCTATTGGCAGAATCTCTGCTAACTCCTTGCTCTGCTCTATATCTGTGTAGCTTTTCATTTTCTTATCTTTTTGTATATTTTGTCTCCAATCTTAAATGACAATTCCATCAAATATATCGTTACTATTGGATACACTACTGCACTATCTATAAAAATTAAAATTGGCCTTAGCATACCTTTTGTAAACGTAAAACATAGACTGAATAACAACACATAGACTATAGACGATACAATAAAACCACAAACACCAGCTAAACACCCTACAGCTTCTTCATCACTATGTGGATTTAAGTCTGGAATGTCATCTGGATCATCCCACCAAGTAAAGAAATAACTATATATAGAAACTTCTTTACCATACTTGTCTTTCAGTTTAGGCTGTTCTAATAACCATTTCTGAAATTCCTTATATTCTTTGTAAGAGTTTAAATAAATTTTATCTATTGCTGCCATAAGTCTCACGTTTAATATTCCCAACCGCTTGTAGGTTTTCTGCCTACTTTGAATCCAGTTTCATCTTCATCAATAGTTTTACCTTTTCTTCTGATGAATCTGTTCATCCATTTCTTTAGTTTCTTTCTACTCCTTGAATAGTTCTTCCAAGGAGTATCACTATTCTTAGACCACCAATATTCAAGGTGTTCTATTTGTTCCCTTATTCCTGACATAGTTTTAAAGTTATTATTGAGGGGTAGCAGGAATCAGACCTACAGCATAGATGATTATTAAGACTAACCTATTAGACTTATTCTATGCCCATCATGTACCCCATAAATGCAGAGCTTCCATCTGCTCCCAAGTGTGATTACTTGTCGAGGTCATTCTTACCTAATTGAAACTCTTGCAAGATATCTTTGGTAGTGTTCCAATACACGTTGTTATTTCGGACTGAATCTGACTTTAACCGAACCAAAAATAAATTTCAACTTAGGCATCTTCCTTTAACCTCACATAATTATAGATGTGTAAGCCTTAGTGTCTTACTCTAATATTGTAAACTCACGTTTACAAGGTATCTATTTTCGCTCCTATAATCAGGATTTTGGAAGATTATGAGTTAAATCCAAACTCTTCTTGTAAGTCAGTAAGAGCCTTTAAACCATCAGAATAATCCCTTACTTCTAACTGAGCATCAATAATGTTCTGGAAGTTAATAGGATATTCCTGTTTAGCATTCTCAAGCCTTACCTTAGCCTCTTCCAACTGCTTTCTGGTAGCTAAGATGCTTGCTTGCAATTCTAACTTGGTGCTTTCCACCATGAAATCTAACTGGCTCTGCTCCATCTCTTCCTGAGAGATAAGTTTCTTGTTCTTGTAATCTACTTTCATAATGTAATTCTTTAGAAGTTAAACTATTATTTAAATACTCTTTTATTAGTTCTTTAGTATCTGCTATTACTATGTTCCTTTCTTTAAATGTAGGAGTAGGTATCTTCGCGTTTTCTTCTATCTGAGGATTATCCATTTTTAGCAAAGTTCCATGCCAATTACTCCAATAAGAGTGTCTTTCTGGAGTTTCATCCCAGACAAACCACTCAGATATGGTAGAAGTTAACATATATATTATGTCTCTGGAGCGTTGCTCACAGTTTGAATATGCTTTCTCTCTTGCTTGATCTGATATTCTAAAGAAATCATAACAGACTTCTGGAATATCTTTTATACCATCTGCTGATGCAGGCCAGCACATTTTTAGTTCTTTTGTTTCTTTATCTAATATATAAAAAGCTGGTCCACTAATCTCACCTTCATATTCGCCTGTAGTAATACCATATTGTGCTAGAATATTGAGTTTGTACCTAGCATCAGTAGAACCTTTACAGTATATTTTTAAATCAGCCATAGTTACACACCTATATTACTATACCACTCCTCATTTACAAAGTATGCAGAAGAACCAAAGTCATCTAATCCTTTATCATCATTAATTAGATAACTATTTTCTCTGAATCCTGCATAATCCATTAAATCTTGAACCTCAGGCCAAATAACTATTATATACCTTTCCTTCATAATCATTTAATCATTAGATAATCCTTAACTAAATCCTCATTTTCTCTAAGAAAAAGGTCACATTGTTCAGCAGTATGAAAAGCAAGAAATTCATAATGAGTTGTATATGAATATGAAACTATCTTATTTTCACATCTAGTAAGAACATATTTTAATGTATAGTGATCTTTCCACTCTTCATCAACAACGCCACCAAATCTTTTATCGTTAGCCATAATTTGACTAATACGAGCCATAGCTAAAGCAGATTTAGCTTGCTTCTCAGTAGCAAATACATTATAATTATCTTTTTCATTATGACAAATCATATCGACTTTAACAATATCAGACGCATTTCCAATAAAGTAACCAGTAATTCTAGCAAGTTCATTATCTCTCCACTTTTTAGAAATAGGTTTAAATTTAATACAGTCAACTGTACTATTCTCCTTATCTATTTCATATCCCTTAGGAGGGACTATTTTAACTTCTTTATCCATACTATAGTTCTTTAATATATTGAATACTATCCTTTAAGATAACAAAATCTTCACCATTATCTTCTTGAGTGAGATACTCTATATCTACAGGATCATTACAATAGTAGAAAACTCTTTCATCTTCTTCTTCATTCTCTAAATCAAGAGACAACTTGAATACATAGCCATCTCCAATAACTCCATCATCTTTCTATTTGATAGAACAGATTGCATACTTTGCATCCATAACTTTAAATATTATCTCTACTGACAACCCATCTTAGATTAGACAGGTTATCATCCAATTTGTTACCATTTATATGTTTTATCATATAGCACTTTTTATTAGGCTTTGGCAAGAATGCACTTGCTACAAGTAAGGGTACTGACCTATAATATGGATAGCTGTTCTTAGATAGCTTCACTATATTACGTCCATCATAGACATAGATACGAAGTTCCCTTTTCCTACCAAATTTATAGGAAAATACTCTACCTTCAGGAGTAACAGTATACTCCTCAAATCCTGGTATCCTCTTTTCTTCCATGCTCTAAGTATGTTAGAATATCCTTTACTTTATAGGCATCCTCAGGCTTGAGGATTACCTCATCAAAAGCTCCGTACTTACATTTATATCCAAAGATATACTTTATAGCATACTTGAGTCTTTTGAAGAATGGAAGCTTATTGAGATGAATTTCCATGTATACTGCAGGATTCTCATCATCATCCCATAAGAACATTATCTGGTGTTCTGGGGATTGGCATTGGCAAATCAGTAAATCTGTATGTTCCATAATCTTTCCTTATAAAACCTATGATGTGCCCTGCCACATCATAGGATTCTAATGTATCATAACCTTCGGTTTTACAATAAATGGGTATTCTTGGCATAGAGCCACCTGTTACAACACCCTTTAACTCACAGGAATTATATACAAGCTTCACAGGGATGTCATGTATACTAGTAGTTCCAAGGAGACTCGAACTCCTATCTAAAGTTTAGGAAACTTCTGTTCTATCCCTTGAACTATGGAACCATGTGGACACTGGAGTATAATTAATCAAAGACTTGTTTTTTAATCAGACATTTAAAACCAGTGCCCATCTCTATAATGAATCAGCAACGCCTTATAAAAGAGAGAGGAGCCACCAGAAGAAAAACCTAACTAACTAATACCATGAGAAAATTTTAAGAAACAGGCTCCCCTCTCTATGTCATCTCAGATTATCCTCCCTGATTTTCTTTACTATGTTCTCAGGCTTCTCATCCTTGAAAAGCTCTGGAGAGAGGTAAATAGAAGCTCTGTAAGAGGATATCACAACCATTAGCTTATTATCTACTATCCTCACATTTACAGTGTCCTCAAGCTCCTGTTTTCTCTCTTGGAGCTTATTCTCCTTTCTCTCCTGCTTCCATTTTGCTATCATTTCCATACTCTAACTGTATTATTAAGTCAATGAAATGCTTAGCCTTCAGCAGATCCTGAAGACCATTCTTATCCTTATACCTACAAACATATTTGATTACACTGCCCTGAGAGAAAGAAAGATGATTCTTCTCTATGAACTCTATAGGCTGAATGGCAAACTTCTTATAGTGATTGCCTCCTACCTGGCTTTTTAGTGGGTTATTCTCTTCCATTATTCTTCTCTTCTTTAATTAGACATGTCAAAGATACCTATAAGGAAGATATGTTCATAAATGGTTAGGATTTCTATAACCCACTATCAATATAATTTATATCGTATGCCTCTAAGGATGACAGGTATTCATCTGCCCATTCTGCATAGAGGTCATCAAGCTCGTCATCTGTGAGATGTGAGTACCCATCTGTATAAATTTCTTCTTCTTCCATATTAGTTTAATGTGATTATTATTGACTTACCCATTATCTCTTCCCATATATACTTGGGTACGAAGACTATTTCCTCGTCATCTTCTTCCCACATATAAATCTCATCTTCTCTTGGATCTCCCTCAGGTATATATTCCTCTAACCAGGAGAAATCTGTCTTGATATATTCATTCATATCTCATAAATTATGAACCACTCACCCTCATTTATTGGGGGTGGTGGTTTGTTGTTTTTGTTTAATGCATTATCCAGATACTGAGCCAAGCAGCAATCAATACTACTATACAACCCATTAATCCTATGATAATATCCCTGTAGTTATACTCCATGATGTCCTCCTTTCTTTGCTTTAGTCATCATGAGTATGTGAGACTTAACTAATTCCCGCATAACAGGATTCAGTTCTGACCTAAAACCAATGAAGGATTTACCTTCTCTCTTAAGCTCCTCTTTAATATCCTGAAGAGCTTGTTGCTTTGCTGATGTTGCCATAATTGTTGTTTTTAATTGTTATTAATGTGGACCTGATAGGATTTGAACCTATGACCTTCAGATTATGAGTCTGCTACTCTGACCAACTGAGTTACAGGTCCATTTGATATCACATATATATCTCATACCAGTGATATCCCTATCCTTAAATCATTATTATGGAGTTTATGATTATTCTATTCTCCAATCATACCTCTGCATTGCTATCTTGAATGTAAATGCAGCCTTATATGAGGTAAATGATTTTATCTTTTTTCCTTGAGTATCATATACTGTGTACATAGTTCCCTATTATTTTGGTGGTGGTTGTTTTTGTTTTTATTAAAGGCTTAACCACCAGCCTTAGGACTATATAGATTATGTGGCTTATTCACTTTGTATGTACTCCTGCATATCCTCCTTATTTGAGAATATTATGCCATTATATTCGTATTTAACCATGATTTAAGGATTTAAGGATAGATAAATAAAGCACTAATTGCCTATGAGTACTATGTATAGTATACATAGCCTATGTAGGCAAAAAGTGCTATACACATAATGAAGAGGGTTTAAAAGGGGACAGAGTCCCCCTGAGTTAGAACTGGAGGGAGATTCTGGTAACCCCATTAGCCTTGAAAAGTGTTGATACCCAGTGACTTCCGTCAATTGAAGAATCACACACTGTAATGTCTTTAGCCTGTGCAGCAAGTTCCTCAGCACTCAATCCCTGAAGGCTTGGACCCACATAATAGGCATTCCCACCAAGGAAGAATGCATGTCTCTTCTCATTAACCTCAGCTTCAGTAGAGCCAATAGCCATTGCCTCTTCCTTCAGGCTTCTGAAGTTCTTTGAGTAGATAGTACCATTAGGTGTTTCATTAACTCGGCACTCAATGCCATTGATAACTGTTGTTGTTGCCATAGTAGTAAGTTTTAAGCAACCATGTAGGTCAATATGCAAAGCTCCTTTGTGGAGCACCCTACATTGAAGGCAGGGGGATATCCCCAACCTCCAATAGCAGGTGGGGGTATGGGGTGGCTATTCCTCTCTTGCATAACTATGGCAATATTAAAAAACCAAAAAAATTTTGAAAATTATTCCTTTCTTGCAGAATTATTTAAAAAATTTTTTGAAGAAGACGATAATTCCCCTTATGCATAACTATAATCAAATTATTTTTCAAAAAAAATTTCAAAAAAAATTTATTTTCCCCACCTAACACCCTTAGTATCAATTACTTAAATCTCAATTAAAAAATAAGTGTTTTCAAACATGCTTATTTTTACACCTCTCCTATATATATAATAAGGTGTAAATGACTATATTTGCATAAACTTAAATTTTAAGATTATGGGAAATTACTATCAAAATTTTGAAGAAAACTGGAAAAGAGAAAGAGAGCAGGAAGAAATTGAACTTTTTTCTAAGTATGGCACTATAGATCCTAAGAGGATAGCTGAGATTGAAAAAGAGAAAAGCAAGAATAATAGGTTTGGATGCTTCTTGATACTGTTTATTTTTCTAGGTATCCCTTTCTTGCTTGGTTTGATTTCGTGGATATTCGGAGGGGATATTAATGTTTTCAATAGTTTATTTGACAATAGTGGACCTTGGGAACCAAGACATACATAAAGATATAAATTTTTATGTTTAATATTTGCATATATCAAAAAGTCTTATTACCTTTGTCCCATCTCCTAGGTATGCTAATTGCTTAGACCACCCTGAGGGTAATCAGTTGAGGGTTAGACATCAGCTTGTAAGAGACTATGTTTCTGAGATATTGCTGGTAGAGATGAAAATGGTCCTTGATATAAACAAATTCCTGCACCAAGATTAGCTGGAATAAAGGTAGAGGTAAAGCAGGCTTTGGGGCTACTCATGTAACCGCGTTTGGGAAATTCAAGGATTAATAACAGAAAAGATGTTTTATAACATACTTTTGAAGTGTCAAAAAAGGGTAAAACAAGGCTTTTCTGTGCTGCAGGGAGGGAGAATTGTGTCTAATTGATAAGGTGATTTAAATTTAACATTGAAATTATAAGGATTCCTGAATTTAACTAAATACCCTCAATTCAGGATCTTCCAAAGAAGCCTTTTTACCTGAGGCTTCTTTTTTATTTATCAAGCTTCTTAAGGGCATTGACAATGGTCTTGTCTAGTATCTTAGCATAGACTTGTTCTGTAATCCTGGTTGATGAATGCCCGCATATCTTACTTATGATTCCTAGTTCTATACCTTTATTTAGTAGTAATGTGGCTCCTGTATGCCTAGCCCAATGAGAGCTTATAGGCTTGTCAATGCCACATACAGAAGCAACTCCTTTTAGTTCAAGGTTGTAGTTCACATTGCTGATAATAGGGAGCTTACCTTCATATTTATCAAGCACAGCAAGGGCTTCTCTTAACATGGGGACTGTGAAGCTTTTACCAGTCTTGTGTCTTTTTCCTATATACACCTTCATACCATCAATGTCATGAAGTCCTCTCACACTGAATTCCTTCAGGTCTGAGTAGCTTAGACAGGTGTATGTCTGGAATACAAATACATCCCTTACTCTCTCAAGTCCTTTAGTTGGCATCTTGTGGAGCTTTATCAGTTCAAACTCTTCAGGAGTGAGGTACCTGTCTTTCATGCTGATCTTCTCTCCTTTATCTATGTTTATCCATTTGTAGGGATTCCTTACAATCAGGCCCTCATCAATAGCATCCATGATGAAGCTGTTTAGGAACCTGTGATAGTTATTCCATTTGCTGTATGGCTTCATGCCTTTGTTCTTGAGATACTTGTCATACAGGATTATGTTTCTTTCATCAATATCCTTGAAGTCCACTATCCTACCCCATTCCTTGAATAGTCTTAGGAATCTGTCATATCTCTCTTGGGTATCTTCTGCCTTGCTGTATTTCCTTACCTTACTCCTTTCCATACAGAAGTCCATGAAGTTTATTTCGCCTCTGTGGAGCTTTGCCAGCTTATTTCCTATTTTGAATATGTCTATATTTCCTTCTTCACTCATCTGCATTATCATCTTCCTTACATCAAGTACCTGTCTGCTTAGCTCCTTGTTAAGCTGAATGGCATCAGATCTTTCAACAATTTCTCCATTCTTCCATTCCTCGTTCTTAACTTTTATCCCAGTGCTGATATACTTTTGTTTCATCTCATAGGTAATTCTTATCTCTATGGATGCTTCTCCTTCTTTTTTCCTTCTGTTATATACTAATGTTACCTGAGGAGTTCCCATGTGTAATATTTTTAGAATTAGGTGTAATATATGTGTAATATATTTTCATATTACACCCAAGTTAAAGTGTAATATTTTTAATGGTATAACTATAGGGACTTGATTTTAACAGATAAGAAAAAAGAGGAAATTCATCACGAATTCCCTCTTTCCAACTTATAACCTTTTTAAACCTTTTCTATCATCGCGGAAGCTGGGGGATTCGAATGCTTTTCTTTCTTTACTTAATTATCTAATTAGCAATCAAGCATTTATAAAATATCTTTAGGAACTATTCATAACCAAGTGTAATATATATGTAATAGTAAAGCATGATTCTGACTACAAATCTAAGGATAAAAAACAGCATGCGAAAATCCTTTAAATAATAAATTTTTTACTATCCCTAAAAATTTTTATTCAGTTATTTGTTTTATAACAAAATTATTATTAAATTCGCAACGGTTAAAGTTGAAAAATCAGGCTAAAAGTTGTCATCCATTCATGGAAGACTCTTTCCAAGCCTCTCACATTTAAAATTTATTGAGTATGACAAAGGATGAGTATGACAGCGAGCCTGTCTACTTTTGTAAAAGATGCTTATCCCTGAACATACAAAAACTTCCTGCTATGCCTAAACAGTATTACTGTGCTGAATGTGGAAATGTAGAACTAGAATCTGCAGACATTGAGACATGGAAGAATTTGTATAAGGCAAGATATGGGAAGGATTATGTGAAGAAGAGGGAATTAAGGTGGCCATATTGGTGTTGAATTGTTTAATTTAATATTAAATAGCAATGGGAGAGAAAAAGAAGATGAAGGTTGAAGAGCCTTCACAGAAATTTACTTATGAGCAGCTTGAAAATATTGCAGTGAATTTGACTACTCAGCGCAATCAGCTTCAGGCTCAGCTAAATGAGGCAAACAAGATAATTGACAACTTCAATATCTTGGGAATGTTGCTTTCTATTCTTGGAAAGGAAAGTTTCTTTGATCCTAAATTTATTGATAGGTGTTCTTTGAAAATCCAGACTTTAGTTACAGAGACTCTGGATGAGATAGACAAAGAGACAAAAGAAAAGAAATAATGGAAAGTATTACTAACCTTATAAGAATTTACTCTAACTCAAAACTGAAGATGTCTCCAGACGGAGATTTCTTCAGGGTTTGGGCAGAGTTTACTAAGCCTATCCATAACCTCACTAACACTGAGATGGATGTTCTTGCTGCCTTCCTTAAGAAAAGGGATGAGCTAAGCAGGAAGTATAGTGATCCTGAGGATGTGGATGAAAGACTTATGGGAAAGAAGGCAAAGAAGGAAATAATGGCTACATGCAATCTTACCCCGACATACTTCAAGGTTATACTTACCAAGTTCAGGAAAAATGGGGTAATTGTAGATAATAAGATTTACCTTCCCCTTGTACCTTCTTATAATAGTAAAGGAGCAGGATTGCTTATCTATTTTGACTTCAAGAATGAAAAGCGTGTTAAGACAAGCCTATAGAAAGGCATCTGTGCAGCTTGGAATTCCAGAGAAGACAATAGAGCTGGTATATAGGAGCTATTGGGGTTTTATTAAAAATCATCTAATGGAGCTTAATCTCCAATCTATGACAGAGGATGATTTCAAGACCATACCAACAAACTTCAATATTCCTTATATAGGAAAGCTCTATACGAATTATGAAAAGAAATTAAGTATTAAAAGAAAATTAGAACATGTTAGAGTTAAGGAAAATCAAGCCAATGTTCAGCCAGGTTCTGGTGACTGAGGAACTTTATGGATATGATGACTATAATGCAGCCAATATAATCACAGCAGTCAAGGGAGATATCAAACCTTATCAGACAGTATTGGCAGTAGGTGATGATGTAAAGTTTGTAAAACCTGGAGATATTGTGGCAATCAATTTCTACAAGTATGCAGAGCTTGCCAATGAGTCTAATTCAGTAAAGGCAATAGGCAGCAATGATATGGTGAAGCTGAGACTCAATGAAGTAGAGCTTACTGATGAGAATGGAGAAACACAGGTCTGCTTCCTCATTGACCAGAGAGACATCAAGTATATCATTGAAGATGGCAGGGAAGTTGTCTATAACAATGATGATACTTTGAAAGAAATACCTAAGAAGAAGAAACTCATATTACCCGATAACAAATTAAAAATCTAATCTCACTTTCGCAGAATTCGATAAATGCACTTTTAAAATTTGTATTTTTATTCAATCAAGCCTGACAGCTGTGAAGCCCTCAGGCTTTTAATTTATAAAGCTTATGAGACTGTTCAAATATGAGGGATATGAGGTAAGGGTAGCTCCAGAGGCTCTTACTCTCAAACCATTCAAGAAACTCTGGGAAAGGGATAAGTCAAAGACTAAGGAGAAAGCCATGCAGGAGCTTTCATTCCTTTATTTCTATTGTGATCCGAGGTCTGACTACCAATATATTACTGATGATGAGGACAGGCTTAATGCTGTCAGGGAAGGCATAGGATTCCCAGAAACATGGAAACCTGATGCCCAGATTACTCTTGCCATTGAGTTCTATAGGACTTTTGACACCAGTGCTGCCTTGCTTTTAAAGATGGCTGCTAATGGAGTGAATAAGGTACAAGCTGCTTTAGATGATATGACTCCTTCTGACACTAAGAGTCTCAAGGAATACCTTCTTATCATGAAAATGATTCCAGAAGTAGCTGCCATGATTCAGGAAGCAGAGAAGAAGCTTAATCAGGAAGAGGAGTTTGGAGAGGCTAAGGGAGCTATAGAGAAGACTCTTTTTGATGATGGACTGAATGATATTTAGCCATTTCTTTCATCAGTCCATTATTTTCACTATATTTGTAGCAGGGTATAATCTACCCTGCTTTTTATTTTACTAACACCTAAATAATATGGACAACATTGAGCTTATAAGAACCAGCTTAGAAAGCTGGTATAATGGTAAAATACCTCACATGGATAAGGTATCAGTGGCTATAAACTATAATGACTTACAGAATCTGTCATTCAAGTCATATCATAGAATTAGTATTGATATTTCACTGATTGGAATCAAGAATAACCTTTCATATACAAGGAGTCTTTATTCAGCGACTGAGAACTACAATAAGAATGAGCTTTCAGAGCAAGAAGCAAAAGACATGCTTACTAAGAAAGCTCTTACAGACTTATTTCATTATATGTATCAAAATACTTTTTAGTGTTTAAGACCATTAAGCATATCAAAATCCTTAATCCACTGCCATATCTTAGCCATCCTATCCTGCATAGCTAATCCATCAGCTATGCCAGATGTAGGAATTCTAGTTCCTACTAGTGGTGGGGTACCTGTAATCATGTACTTGCCATTATCCCTTATAGCGTCTATCACATGCTGAGGAGGATTATATACAGCAGCATTCTCTGCTACATCTTCTACTGGAGCTTCGGCTTCCCTAGCTACCTGTTCTAATCCTTTTAAGAACCACTCTTGTTCTCTTTGCCTTCTAGCCATCAAACCTTTCTTGAATTTAGGATTCTTACTGGTAGCATTTATCTGCCTAGCTGCTTCCTCATAGTTTCCTTCACTAAGAGCCTTGTAGAGCTTTGGGGAATTGTTTCTATTAAAGTCAAAGTTATACTTATATGACAGCAATGCATTCTGAGATTCTTGTGGAAGATTATTCCAATTAGGCACATCTTTCTCAGCCCACTTTCTTCTTTCTTCTAACTCTTCAGCAACAGCCTTTTGATTGTCTTCCTCAGTCCATTCTCCTTTTTGATTATATAGTTTATGCCATTTTGAAGCTGTAAGTCCTGAGCCTAGTGTCATCTTACCATCCCCAATGTTTGTAGGCTTAGCAAGGAATCCTTCTTCTTGAATGACTCTGTCTACTAGATCATTCTCAGGTCCTCCCATAGCAAACTTATTATAGGCTTCCCTAATTTCAGGCAAAGTAGTAATGCCATTCCTTACAGCTGCCCTCATCATCTCTGCCTTCTCTCTTATTGATAAGTCATTCCAAGTCTTCATATATTCTATTTTTTACAAAAGTACTTCATTAATCATCTCTCATAGCCTTATGCCATAAAAATACTTACCTATTTTAATATGATTCTTTGATAGGTTACTTTTGTACTGAACCTACTATAGTAGGTAGTAATTTATGCATAAATACTAAAAGATATATACTATGTTTGGAAATAAAAATGGTGATAGGAATAGCTTTATAGGTGATTGGTTTAGGTCAATCATTGCTGGATTAAAGCAGTTGAAAGAAGGTTTCAATTCTTCTACAGGACAATACGGTGGTGGAGGTATTGATGAAGTCAATAACAAGCTTGAAGCTGTAAAAACTAAGCTTGATAATCTCAAGATATCAGCAGAGCTTGATGATCCTATTATTGAAGACATTAAAGATATTCTTGATGAAAGACTTGTAAAGAAACTATGGATTACAAGAGCTGATTATGATGCTCTTGCTACTAAAGACCCAGAAGTTCTTTATATTGTAATTGAATCACAATCTAATTCTTAAGACTATGCCACAGTTATTAAATGAAAATGAAGTAAGTTACTATTTAGGAGAAAAGCATATTTATCCTAAAGTAGAGGGTGGTGGTAGCAGTACTACATGTTTACCTATTGTAACTAAACTTGCATCTGAAACTACTGCTACACTTGACCCTGACAAATGTTATATTTGGCAAGGTAATCCTGCTTCTTTGAATATTAGTCTTGCCACCCCAAGTGATAATACAGTTACACATGAGTATTGGTTTATATTTTCATCTGGTTCTACTGCTACTAATATATCATTACCTAATGGATTACTTTGGGATAGTAACATAGACACTACTTCTCAGTTTATAGAAGCTAATACTACTTATGAGTTTCATATATGTAATGGTATTGTAAGAGTTGGAGGTGCTGTATGAGTGCAGTTAGAAGAAGTTTGATGAATGCTAAAAGTGGGAGTAAAGAGCAGCCTAACTATCTTTGCTTTACTGCTTTAGAAGATGGGACTTTTACTTTTACAATAGCTTCAGGAATAGCAACCTCTCAGCTTTCTTATGCAGAGTATTCTATAGATGGAGGTTCAAATTGGATAAGAACTGATAACGTGAACTCTACAGCTATAACAATTACAACTCCAACCATTCATGTAGGAGAAAGGGTGTTATGGAGAGCGAGTGGTGATAGAACTGGTAATGGTAGTTCCTCTATGTCAAATTTTTCATCAACTGGAAATTTTGACTTATCTGGCAATATTATGTCTTTGTTATATGTAGATGATTTCTCGGATAATTCAGAATTTTCTGGAGGTAGAAATACCCAAGTTTTCTATGGGCTTTTTAAAGATTGTGTCAAATTAAAAGATGCACACGCTTTACTCCTTCCTGCCACAATACTTAAAATGGGATGCTATTTACATCTATTTGAGGGTTGCACTGGATTGGTTGATGCTTCCTTTAACCTTCCAGCAGATTTAGTATATGGAGTTCATGCAGGTGACGGTGCTTATCAGTATATGTTTGCAGGATGTTCAAGTTTAATTTATCCTCCCACAATAGAAGCAACATCAACAAGTAGTTATGGACTTATTAATATGTTTCAAAATTGCACAAGTCTTGTAAATGCTCCTCAACTACATTTGACAGAAATACCAGATTTTGGTTGTGCATCAATGTTTGAAGGATGCACTTCTTTAAAAAGTGTATCAAAAATACCAATAGTTAGTGTTAGTACTTATGGGTGTAGGTATATGTTTCAAAATTGCACAAGTCTCAAATCTGTACCAAAAGACATGCTCCCTGCTACAACATTAGCGAATTATTGTTATGAGCATATGTTCAATGGTTGTTCCTCGCTTGTTGAGGCTCCGTCATTGCCTGCTACTATAATTTACCCTGGCTGCTACAATCAGATGTTTACAAATTGCACATCACTAATTATAGCGCCAGAGTTAAATGCAGAGCAGCCAGATGGAGAATCATACAAAGAAATGTTTAGAAGTACATCAATTAACTATTTAAAATGTTTAATGATTCCTTCATTTACTGCAACAAGATGGATGACAAGTGTTCCAGATGTATCTACAAGTATTTTCGTAAAACATATAGATGCTCAATGGACTACAACTGGTGTTGCTGGTGTTCCAACTAATTGGACTATCATTTATTATGACCCTGCTCTCGATAAATATTATACTGACCAAACAAGGGCAACTGAGTGTGATGACCACGGAAACCCTATTTAAATTAAATAAGTTATGAATAAAAGATATTATAAAATAGAAGACGGAAAGACAATATTCTACAATGGCGGAATCATTGTTCTTAATGATAGACAAATCATTAATCCTACTGAAGAGCAACTTCTTGAAGCAGGATGGATGATATATGTAGAACCTCCTGTTCCAGAGCCTACTCCTGCTCAAAGACTTAGAGAGGCTAAAGACATTAAACTTTCTGAGATTGAATCTTATGATGAATCTCCAGAAATTAATGGTATTATAGTTAATGGCAGTCAAGTATGGATTCCTGCTGATAAGAGAGCTATTCTTAAAACATCAGTAGATTCCTATAAGGCTCTTGGTATAGAAAGTATTACTAAGGTATGGGAAGGTGTTGAATACACTGCTACTGCCGACGAATGGTTGTTTATGATTGCTAAAGTAGAGGTATATGCAAGTGAATGCTATAATACTACTGCAAGACATAAAGCTACTGTAGAAGCATTGGATAATATTGAAGATGTAGAAGAGTATGATTATACTCTTAATTATCCTAGTAAACCAGAATTTAATATCTGATTATGGAAAAATATTATGTAGGAACAGAATTAAAGTTTGCCCTTACAATTACAAGTGCTGGGTTTAATATGGATGAGGACTCTTGGACTGCATATGTAGTATGTGGCAGGAAGAGTGTCACTTGTTCAAGAAACCATAATGCTGTAGTTGATGACCAAGGGCAATGGTATATACTTGTAGACAGTCAGTATCTTGGGACAGGCAAGTACTATCTTGTGGTAGTCATTGATGTTCCTGATGATGACTTTGAAGATAGTTATAGGCACGAGGTCCTTCAGCAAGAAAGACCTATATGCATTGTAAATGATACCTATAAATACAATGTATAGTCATGATTAATCCTGTATTCAATACTGTTACACATGGCTGTATGACTGTAGGTACTGCTTCTCAGTTCAATGGAGAATTGGGTGTAATAGCAGTGAATGCTGCAGACATACATGCAGAAGGAGCACTTACTCCCCCGTATGCAGAAGCTTATCCTAAGAATAGTGGTACTATAGTAACTATAGGGCTTGTATGTGGAGTGGATATAGGTATGAATGTATTGTATGCATCAGATGATGCTCTTATAACTATTGATGGTAAATATTTAATAGTACAGAAAGAGAGGCAATAATGGCAAGAGGATACACATTAACACAGACAGGTTCAGAGGTACAGGAGATACTTAATGATGAACCTACCAAGCAAGATAGACTTGTCAGTGGTGAAAATATAAAGACTATAAACAACCAGTCTATTCTTGGACCTGGTAATATCTCAGTTGTACCAACTACCAGGACAGTGAATGGAAAAGCTCTTAGTTCAAATATAAGCCTTACAGCAAGTGATGTAGGTGCTTATGTTAAGCCTGATGATGGCATACCAGGTTCAGACTTAGCTTCTGGTGTAATACCTGATGTTTCACAGTTTATTACTAAGTCTGTAGATGATTTGGTAAATTATTATCTTAAGACTGATACATATACTAAGGATGAAGTAAACAGTATTATAGCAGCAATAAACCAATTCCACTATGAAGTATATGCATCTACAAGTGAGGTGACTGATCCTCAGAGTAATGTACTTTATCTGATAGGTCCCATAGGTACAGGAACAGATAAATATGAGGAGTATGTATATACTACAACATGGGTTAAGATTGGTGACACAAGTATTGATTTAAGTGGTTATGTAACCACACAAGCCCTTAACACGGCTTTGGCAGACTATAGCACGACATCTCAGATGCAATCTGCCATAAGTACAGCTTTGGCTTCATACTACACCAAGCAGCAGACAGACACGCTTCTTGGAGGAAAGCAAGACACATTGACCTTCGACAATGTGCCCACAAGTGGGAGTGATAACCCCGTGAAGTCTGGTGGTGTCTATGATGCCATTGAGGAGGTTGATGCAAAGTTCGATGACTATGCCAAGATAGACGGAGCCTATGAGGGTATGCTTGCTGGCAATGCGATGAACTTGGTAGATACCAATGGAACTCCTATACTCCGCGAGTTTGTTTTCTCAAAGAGCGGAGGGAGTGAGCAGATAGCCACCGGCACTGCCCTCATCAAGCGTCTTAGGGGAAATACTATTGTGTGGAATCAGTTGGTAGATAAAACAGGAATAAGAGCATATACTGGATATTATGGATTAAATATTATCAACAATAATGATGGTTCGCTTTCTATTGTTGGGACTACTACTCAAAACGCATCTCCTACTTTAGTAATTTTAATAGATGAAGCTACAATTCCGTCTGGGCATAAGGTGCTTCTTAAAGGCGGAACTTCATCCATTAAAATTAGACTATCATATCATGGAGCCGTTGATACTGGTTCTGGCTCTATTACAACAACCACAAGAGAACTTAATTCCAATTTAATTTCTGTAAACTTGGATAGTGGAACTACATACAATGATACAATTAAACCTATTTGTATCGACCTCACACAGATGTTCGGAGCAGGCAATGAGCCAACAAGTGTAGAAGAGTTTGAGGCATTGTTCCCATTGGACTACTATGAGTACAATGCAGGAGAGCTGCTTTCATTCAGTGGAGATAGTATCAAGACTGTTGGATTTAATCAATGGGATGAAGAATGGGAATTGGGGTACTTTAATACAACTACTGGGGAAAATGCGGTTTCTACTGGCCAAATAAGAGCAAAAAATTATATTCATGTTATACCTTCTGGAATATACTATATTAGTGTTCCAAGTCTTGTTTGGGCAATGTTTTTTGATGCAAATAAGAATGTTATCACAAGCGGGTTGCCAACAGGCAACTATGCTACAAGTGGGAATTGTCTTGGAATTGGAGGAACAAGAGCTAATATTGTAGTAATGCCATCAAATTGTCATTACTTTAGATTTTATTGTCAAGCCACTTATGGCACAACCTACAACCACGACATCTGCATCAACCTAAGCAACCCCTCAAAGAACGGTACTTATGAGCCTTATGAAGAGCATACTAAGAATATAAGTTTCTACAAGAGCATTGTGGATGGGCAAGGCAACTTATTATTTCCCGATGCTTCTATGCATAGTGCTGGTGATGCTTACGATGAAGCGAATGGAAACAAAGCAAGCAAGAGAATCTTAGATGTAGATATGGGGATGCTATCATATTCAAGGTATTCTGTAGCAGAAGGAACCTTGTTTAGGTTTAAGATAAATGATGCCAAATCTTTTTCTGCTTCATCCATTCCTAATGTTATAATCCCTAAATATACTCCTGTAAAACAAAGTTATAGGGCAAATAAAACTATTAGTGCTAATAGTGTAGGTTATTTGGATATTATTGACAATGATTATACTTCTGCTGCGGATTTTAAGGCAGCCATGCAGGGTGTTCATTTGTATATT